AGTGGTTTGAGAAAGGGGCATGGGGCCCCGGTGCTAGTACTTCCGTCAAAGGAGATACAAGCGCTGAAGAGAAATTTCGACGTTCAGTCGAAATTACGTATCCGCTCCACGAACTTGTGAGAGGTCTCCTCACGGAGGCCTACCCGCTGTGGTTCGAGGCAGATACTCGTCTGTCTATCGTCAGCGGTAACAAGGTTACCTTTGTCCCCAAGAACGCGAAAACTCATCGGTCTATAGCGATTGAGCCGGACCTAAACATCTGGTTCCAGCTAGCTCTAGGCAAGATGATGCGTGCGCGTTTGAAGGACGAAGTCGGCATTGATCTTAAGTCACAGCGCGATAACCAAAGCGCTGCGAGACTGGGATCGATCACCGGACAGCTGGCCACGTTGGACTTCAAGGCCGCAAGCGACACTATCTCTCGCGAGGTAGTGCGTTTGTTGGTTGCGGATAATACGTGGTTCGCTGTCTTAGACGCCTGCCGCTCGCGGCATGGTTGCTTAAACGGTGAGCAGTTTAAGTGGGAGAAGTTTTCCTCTATGGGAAATGGATTCACGTTTGAGCTTGAAACGCTGATATTCTGGGCCGTGGCCAGCGCCTCTTGCGAGGTTGCCGGTTTTGACCCGTGTGTTCGCGTCTATGGCGACGACGTGATTCTCCCTACTGGAGCTGTCGCGTTGTTCCACAAGGTTAGTACATTCTTAGGCTTCACTCTTAACGAGAAAAAGTCTTTTAGTACGTCGCCCTTCCGGGAGTCGTGCGGAGTGCACTACTTTGATGGGATAGATTGTCAGCCCATCTACATCCGTGATGAAATCACCTCTGTCCCTGAAGTATACAAAGCAGCTAACCGTGTTATGCATTTGGCCAAGCGTCATCGTTATGATGATGTCCGGTCTCGCGCTATCCGCGGTTACCATCGACTCCTGGTTCTGTCAGTGCCTCAGCGTTTCCGCGTTGGAGTACCTAAACAGCTTGGTGACGTTGGGTTCATGGTGGATCAAACAAATCCCTCATGTGATGCCACTTTGACGCCCGTTGAACGGCGTCTTTCTGACTTCGGTTGGGAAGGATCACACGTCAAGATCTATGGTCCGGGTCCTATCCCAGAATCCGGTGACCATAGAGGCGTGTTGCTCTGCAGGTTAGTTTCTGCAGGCCAAACAAGTGATGACCCTTTTGGGTTTGCTGGCAATTTATTGAGTAAGGGTAACTCCTATTCAATACGTGATCGAACACGTTTCAGGTTCTCTGAAGCGTGGGTGTGTGGAG